GGTCAATATGCTGAGAATGTGCCACGTTTGATAGCTCCTGCTCCTGCTCCTGCTCCTGCCCCTGCTCCTGCTCCTGCTCCTGCTCCTGCTCCTGCTCCTGCTCCTGCTCCTGTTCCTGCTCCTGCTCCTGCTCCTGCTCCTGCTCCTGCTCCCGCTCCTGCCCCTGCTCCTGTTCCTGCCCCTGCTCCTGCTCCGGAAGAAGAAGAGGAGGAGGAGGAATTAGAAGAGACATTAGTAAAAATAAAGGAATTGTTTAAAAATGTGCTATTAATGATCCGAATGCGATACAATAAACGCGTTTTGTTAAATGGTTTGGATGTGATTATTAATGAGTTATACATGATAGCAGACGAAGATTTCAAACAGAAGTTTAATATGGTAAACAAATTGTATTATGTAAAGTATTTGATACATGTCCGTAGACCTATGTATTTTGTTTACAAGGCCATTGTCATGCTGATTCAAGAACTAGATGCGATTACGAGCCAAATGTAATTTTGTAACTAATATAGAGATTCCTTACAAAATACTATAACCCATTATGCCAAAAAAGGAGAACTTTTCTATTTTTTCTCATTATTTTGCAGTAACAGACGAGAGTGTAAAAAAATATGGAGAGGAAACCATTGTATATATGCAAGTCGGCGGATTTTTTGAATTATATGGTATCAAGGAGAATGACCTGATTGTAGGAAGTAAGATTGAGGAGATATCCGCAATATGCGATTTTCAATGTAAAGAAAAAAAAATCACCTATAATGGTCATATGGTATTTATGGCAGGTATCCCGTTGAATTCATTAGATAAGTATGTGGAAAAGACAATGGGTTCTGGTTACACTGCGGTAGTATATGTTCAAGGGGACGACAAAGATGACAAGGAGCGAATATTGGATAGCGTGTATTCGCCTGGCACATTCATTTCAAATGACAGTAATAAAAGCGTATCCAATCATATTATGTGTGTTTGGATAGACCGTCATACATCGCTGCTTAAGAAAATTCATAAGAGTGATATGTTGATTGTAGGAATTTCTGTAGTGGACGTGTTGACCGGGGTAACTTCTTTCTATCAATACGAAACCGAGTATAAGATGGTCGCATCTAATTTTGATGAATTACAAAGGTATGTCTCCGTCTATACACCAAGTGAGACAATTGTAGCATGTTCAATTGAGGATTGCGATATGAGTAGAATATTGGATTATTCGGGAATATCCAGTTCTAAGGTTCATTATGTAGATATGAAAAGTCCTCATGCCATAAATGTATGCAAACAGACTTACCAGAACCATATTGTGAGCGAGGTATTTCAGAGCGATACGTTTGACGTTTGTTTGGAATTTCGCGAGAAAGATACCGCAACAAAATCGTATTGCTACCTATTGAATTTTGTAAAAGAGCGGAATTCAAAATTAATCAGTAAAATTTCTCTCCCATTGTTTGATAATATTTCGTCACGTGTGATTTTGGCCAATCATACATTGGTTCAATTGAATATATTGGATGATGTATCCAATGAAAGTAAACGTTATGGTAAAAAATCCTCTGTAATGTCTTTTTTGAACCAATGCTGCACGATTATTGGTAAACGAAAATTCAAACGGTTACTTACAAATCCAACTATAGACGAAGGGTGGTTAGAAAAAGAGTATGGTATGATAGATTATATGTTGAGTGAAGGTAATTATGATATGATAGAACGGTTGCGTAAAACACTGTCCAAGGTGAAGGATATTGAGAAAATCTCTAGACAGGTTATTATTAAAAAGATATTCCCTGTATCAATTTATGATTTATATTGTTCTGTTAAACTGATGATGGAAACAACGGAGACGATTCAAGATAAACAACCATTGAATCATTATTTGGTTGACGATGCCGACAACGATGCGCATCAGTGGATAATGAAAAAGTATGAACACATACTGACTATTCTAGACAAGTATTTGATTATTGGTGAATGTGAGAGTGTTTCAAGTAGTTCTATGTTTGCCGGCAATATTATCATTCGTCCCGGCGTATCTGAAGAGTATGATCAGATTTGTTCAAGGTATAATGAAAACAAAACCCGCTTTTCCAATATTCACCAATTTTTGAATGATATTACAAAGCAACACGATAATCCAGACGGTTCTATTGTCTATGTGAAGATACACAAAACAGAGAAATCTGGCGCATATTTAGAGTCTACCCTATCTCGGAGCAAGTTAGTAAAGAAAGCATTGAAGTTGTATGAAGCAGACCCGAATAATACACCTGTTGAAGGAATTAAATGTGCCGATGTAAACTTTGTCTCTGGTAACTCGGGTAATAAAAAGATAGAGTGTGAAATCATCAGAGATATTGCTTGGAATATCGTAAAATGCGAAGACGAACTTACCAAGACTACTCATTCTATATTTTCGGACATATTGGAAATCATTGAATACGAACTATATGATGATTTGCGTATAGTTTCCGAATACATCGGTAAGTTGGATTTGATTCAGTGTAAAACGTATAACGCCAAGAAACGTAATTACTGTCGCCCGGACATACAAGACCACGATAAATCGTTTGTAGACGCAAAAGATATGCGCCATTGTTTGATTGAATATCTACAGCAAAATGAAGTGTATGTTCCCAATGATATTACTTTGGGTAAAGAACCGACAGGTATTTTGTTATATGGAACAAATGCCGTAGGAAAGACTAGTTTGATTCGGGCTCTGGGAATTTGTGTAATCATGGCGCAGTGTGGTATGTATGTTCCATGTAGTCGTTTCACATATAAACCATATGCGGCGGTTTTTTCGCGAATTCTTGGAAATGACAATTTGTTTCGTGGTTTGTCCACGTTTGCGGTGGAGATGTCCGAGCTGCGCGTTATATTGAATAACGCTACAAAACACAGTCTGATATTGGGAGACGAGTTATGTTCTGGAACGGAATTGCAGTCGGCGTTAAGTATCTTTGTGTCCGGATTGAAGCGTCTACATGATAGAAATAGTAGCTATATATTCGCAACGCATTTTCACGATGTAATCTATTACGATGAAGTAAAATCATTGACAAATCTTGCAGTGAAACATATGGAAGTGACTTATAGTCCTGAATTGGACGCTCTGGTATATGACCGTATATTAAAGGACGGACCTGGGTCAAAGACGTATGGATTGGAGGTTTGTAAATCGTTACATTTAGATACGGAATTTTTAGATTATGCATATGACATTCGTAATAAGTATTTCCGTGAATCTTCGGGAGCCTTGAATTATAACGCTACCCGATACAACGCAACCAAGCTGGTTGGTAAATGCGAAATGTGCGGTGAAGCGATGGGTTCAGAAACACATCATTTGGCAGAACAACATGATGCGAACATTGACGGATTTATTGGTTCGTTTCATAAGAATCATCAAGCGAACCTAGTATCTATATGCGAGTCGTGTCACAATAAAGAGCACGCGGAAGACCACAACAAACCAAAACGCAAAAAGAAGACTACCACGGGGCAGCATATTATTGAATAATATACCTAGTTTACTCGTATTTGCTGTTTCTCAATGAGCTCAAATATACTGTATCGGTATAGCTTGGAACATACGGTGTAATGCCGTATTTGTAGTCGGCTGGGTCGTTGTATAATATTTTATCCTGGGTCCGTAGCCTAGGTATGGTAATATGTTTGTTGTCTTTTACTATTTCAATTTCGTCATATGTGAAGTCTCCTTTATGTTTTTCTTCGACCAAACTTACAGGTTCGTGGTATTGAACGTTATATTTTCCTGCGTCGTAACCATGCTCTGCTACTTCCATGTATTTTTGTTCTATCTTTGGACCCTCTTCTTCCTCTTCTTCCTCTTCATCTTGAGACGTGTCCCTCCAGTTGATAGGGACGTTTTCAAAATTTTCCGAGAAATTGTATAATACATGTATAGAGAAGAAAATGATTAGCAACAGTTTTATAATTATATTCCAGTTCATGGTTACACTTGGTATTTTATATGTATATACAATTCATATATAAAATTGATAATTGACATAAAATTATATATATAGCATTATTATAAGAAGATGATTATTCCAATTAAATGCTTTACATGTGGGACCGTTTTAGCGGATAAATATAGATATTATCAAAATGAAGTAAGAAAAATGAAAATGCAACGCGGCGAGTCATTAGAGAAGGTGGTTTATTTGACCAAAAATACGGTTGATAAGACTCCGGAGGGCGAGACGCTTGACAAGATTGGATTGACCAATGTATGTTGCCGGCGTCATATACTGACTCATGTAGATATTGAGTAAGCAGATGGTTTACTAAATAAAAAATATACGTCACGAGTATATTTTTTATGCCTTCTTATATATATAATGGTTGGATTGACAAACTTGTGTTCTCCTGCTGAATTTTATTTGGTATTATCTGTAGTCGCATTAGCGATTATGGGATTCCAAAATATTGGTAATAAGGAAATTTATTGTTTAGGTGACTACGCATGCATGGTCCCGAATACGTCTATTATTTTTTTCGTGAAACTACTCTATGTTGCATTTTGGACATGGATATTGAATATTATCTGTAAAGGTGGTGCAGAGTGGTTCTCTTGGTTAGTTGTATTATTGCCAATTTTATTGTCTTTTGTGCTTGTGTCTTTTATTTTCTTATCTAATAGGACCAAACGAGCAGATGACTAATTGTTTTTTGTATATTATTATATCTCACTAATATACACGTTATGGGTTCTGAAGTTAAATACCACTTGTTTTCAAAATTATCAGAAGACACGTTATGTCAATGCATTTATCCATATATTTCTCGCAGCCAACCGAGAGAATTGTTGGCGGATATTGAGCAACATTCAACGAGTGTAACCGATTTATATAGTGTTTATGATATGCCAATGGAACAGAATATGTTATATCACGATTTATTGAGTTATATTAACAAGCGTAGTGTATCTTTCATACAAATTTATCCTGGGCATGAAAATATTTTGCGACGACATACAATGTTGAAAAATTATAGCGCATCTAAATTACTTAAATTCTATACTCAGTGCTTTTCAGTGAATAAAATGAAAAACGTCCAAACAAAGTGTGGTGTTTTATGGGGACTCTTTACAGACAAAGAAAGAGAAATAATTATAAATAAGCGGATCCATATTTTACATAGTCAATTATAAACAAAATGGATAAAATTGAATTAAACATTATTTAATATACCAATATTAGTTATAGACATAATTTATCATGAACCCATCATTAACGAATATTTCCAGCGAAGATAACAATACCCTCAAGTTTACCTTGAGTGGAATCAATGTTAGTTTAGCTAACGCATTGCGTAGAACCATATTATCGGATATCCCGATTGTCGCCATTTATACACAAACATACGAAGACAACCAGTGCAATATTGAAATCAATACAAGCAGACTTCATAATGAAATATTGAAACAGAGATTAAGCTGCATCCCGGTTCACATGAAAGATTTGGACGTCTTACCTAATAATTATTTGTTGGAGGTAGACGTAAAAAACAATACCGAGGCTATGATGTATGTAACCACCGAAGATTTTAAAATTAAAAACAAAGAAAATGGTAATTATTTGACGAGAGAGGAGGTGAATAAAATATTTCCCATGAATACAAAGACCAATATGTATATTGACTTTATGCGTCTTCGTCCTGGAATCAGTGAACAAATCCCAGGAGAACAGATCAAGTTGACAGCCGAGTTTTCGGTACATACCGCGAAGGAGGACGGTATGTTTAATGTAGCGTCTAAGTGTTCTTATGGAAATACTCCCGATTTGGTGAAAGCAAATGACGTTTGGCAGAAAAAGGAAGATACAATGCGAAGTGAAAACGCAACCAATGATGAAATCAGCTTTGAGAAAAAGAACTTCTACTTGTTGGACGCCCAACGAAGTTGTGTAGACGACAGTTTTGATTTTGTTATTCAGACCCTTGGCATTTATGAGAACAAACAGTTAATTTTGAACGCATGTCAAGTATTAGAGGGGAAATTTAATGAATTGATTCAAAATCTGGACTCAGATTTAGTGTCTATCTTGCGCAGTGAAACAACCATTGATAATTGCTATGATATTGTGTTGGAAAATGAAGATTATACAATTGGCAAGTCTTTAGAATACATCCTATACGAACATTATTATCAATCAGACAAATTGACGTATTGTGGATTTAAGAAGTTCCATCCTCATGACGACAATAGCAAGATTCGTCTTGCTGGAGATAGTGAGTTTGATAAGCAATTAGCGAGTCAATATGTAAGAGCATCCTCCGTAAAGGCGATTGAAATATTCCGTGGTATCTACAATATGATGAAATAAATTGTAATTATTTTCGTGAAATATATAAATAATATGCAGATATTGATATATGTTTTTTATTATATTTTTTGTGTCAGTGCGGTATCTAAGTTTCGACGATTTTATTCGCCACGCTATTTGAGAGATATAGACTATGGAGACTGTAAGCGGTTTATTCCGAATTTGAAATATGTGAAGGTGGTGAAGGTATACGACGGAGATACAATCACGGTTGCTAGTAAATTTCCAAAACAAAGCAATAATATCTATCGGTTCTCTGTGAGACTTGCCGGAATAGATGCCCCCGAGATGAACGCGGATACTATCGTAGAAAAGGAACACGCAATTGAATCCAGAAATCAGTTGTATGATTTGGTCATGAACCAAACAATTGTTCTAGACAACATACGCGTGGAAAAGTATGGGCGATTATTAGCAGAAGTTTATCTGAATGATCTGCACATAAACAGTTGGCTGGTAGAAAATGAATTGGCCGTTCCATACGATGGAGGTAAAAAACAAAAAATTGAATATTCATAAGCAATCAATTATAACAACAATTACAATTGTTATTATAATCATGGAACGCAGACTAAACAAGAAGTTTGAGACGTATATCACCGAATTTAAGCATTCGATACTTGAAAAGAGCCGAGATTTGGAATTCTCCGAGAAAGAAAAGGTAAATGAAATGCTACGGTATATTTACGATTACGACCGATTACAGTTTGATAAGGAAGACCTGAATAAGCGTAAGCGTGTCAAAAATACAGTCCCAGTTACAAACAGATGCAACGCAAAGCGAGCGAGTGGAGAGCAATGCACGCGCAGAAGAAAAAATGACAGCGAGTATTGCGGAACCCATGTGAAGGGAACTCCTCACGGATTGATATCAGATGTTTTAGCCGATTCAAATGACCTGATTGTAAAATATGAAGTCTACGCCAAGGAAATTAGTGGTATTGTTTATTACATTGATGATATTGGAAATGTCTACAATACAGAAGACGTGTTAATGGAGGTAGAGAATCCACGTATAGTTGCTAAATATGTAAAACAAAACAACCTTTATACCATCCCTGACTTTAACTTGCCTTGAATATAAATATATTATGGTTGCTTGTTTATCTTACGCACAATACTTTCTTTTACTGACTCTTCTCTGTTGTTTATAATAAAATCTTTTACATTGTTCGCCTCATGAATATCCCCTTCATAATATTTAGTTAATACGTCAAATAATGTTTTTTTGGTAATAGGTTTCTTTACGGTTTTTTTATCATAACAGATTTGTCCGTCTTTCAGGTCAAAGCAGTCTATTTCATTGTCCTTCATAATATCCATGAGGGATTTGGAAATTTCTTCCTTCTCTTTCTTCTTGTCCTTTTGAATTTTTTGAATACTTCTAATCTCATTGTCGAGCTTTACCCATTCTTTGACCGCATTAATAAGTTGTCCTTTGTTTTCCATATTTGATATACTATTATATATTATTTATTGCATTTTTTTGTATTATTTTTATTAATGTATTATAATATGTTAATGAAATTCAATAACTCAAGAGCTATTATCAAACATAATACAAACACCAATGTAAAACAAAGTGTTGGTGGGCTCTTACCTATGCGATTGACCCGAAATACAACGCAGCGCCTAGATCAAACTGACAATAACCAAATCATTCGTCGTCTTGAAAAACCAACAGAAAAAACGATGAAGTGGGGAGAACCAATATGGTTTCTATTTCATACGCTCGCAGAAAAGATTAAGGATGAGCATTTCCAGGCGAAAAAATATGAACTGATTACTTTAATCCGTTCTATATGTGCGAATCTTCCGTGTCCTATGTGCACTGAACATGCGGTCAAATACACGAGTAAACTGAATATTGAGTCCATTAAATCAAAGATGGATTGGAAGAAGTTCTTGTTTGCATTTCACAACGAAGTGAACAGTCGTAAAAATTTTCCCGAGTTTCCTTACAACGAGTTAGACGCAAAATACAAAAGTGCTTCTACCGTGAGGGTCATCAACTATTTTATACACTCTTATAAAGAAAAATCCAAAAGTGCACACATGATTTCAACTGAAATGGGACGCATGAGAACATTAAAAAGTGTTCAACAATGGTTAACGAACAATCTTTCTTACTTTGATATGTAATATATGCATTTGTCTATATTACATAGTTATCCTGACATCTTTGTTGCTATTTTCTTACCGTTCTTATACACTTCACACTTGAAGGTCTGCTTAGACGGACGAGAACACACATCCTTTGTGCTCAACCCAGAAAAATAAAGCAAATTATTGGCTTTGGACTTGGTTAAAATTGACCCCCATAGAGAACCGGCAAACATACCTAGTGCTGCCGATAAACCCAATTGTCCGAGACTATAACAACTGTTCATTTTATTCCATAATGTATCTAATCCTATCAACATGACGAAGAATAAGAAGGTAAACGAGTTTTGTTGTATTACACCATTCGTATTCATCCCGTGCAGTAAATACGCAAATGTAAAAGTCAGCATATTTGTTCCAAGTGGAAGGTTGAAGGATTCACCAGATGTATCTAATAACAAAAAGTTACATACCTCCGGGTAATTTTCGGGTCTTTGGAAACCGAATGTCTTTGAAACCATCATACAGAAAACCGCCGATAGTAACACACCTGCTAAATAAATGAACCCTTTGAAATCTTGGTTGAATATAGAACTAAGCGTGAAGAAACATACCAGAATAAACGGTGCAAGACGTAAAAATAAATAGCCAAAGGCAAGTAAATTTAAATCCATGTTATTTATACTATCCATAGATAATGTTGATTACTCTACAAAAACATATTTAAATACTTCCTTGATATGCGACACACTCACGAATCGGATGCCGTCCACGTCTTTCTTGTTATTTGTCCTCCATTCTTCATAGTCTCGTTCGTTCCCTTTCGGATACAGAAAGGTTTTTACTCCGGCTTTTATTCCTCCTATAATTTTTATGTCTAAACCTCCAATCGGCGTCACCTGTCCTTGTAAATTAATTTCACCAGTAATCGCAATATCATGTTTGATTTCTTTGTTATTGAAAATACTATATATCGCCACAGTAATCGCCGTTCCAGCAGATGGACCATCTTTTGAAATAGCCCCTTCAGGACAATGAATATGCAGACCTTGTTTCTTTGTATCATTAAACTGTTTCAGTAAACTTTTGATTCGCTTTTCGGGCGTTAGGTCCCACGCTAAGGTTTTTGCTACATTCATACTTTCTTTCATTACATCACCTTGCAATCCGGTAAGACGTAGCTCCAAGAAATTTGAAGACGGAAACAACATACATTGAATTGGAATAATACCACCATGACCCAACACATTCGCCCATAGACCATTAATAATTCCCTTTTCAGGAGAACTATGAATTCTCTTTTCATTGACCTTCTTGTAGTTTTTCAAGTATTTATTGTCAATATCATGTTCAGTCAGTTGTAAAGGTATACTCACATTATGGAGCATATCTATTTTCAATATTTCTAAATTGATTTCTCCATACATATCGAACAATAGTTCTTTCAGTTTGCGAACACCTGGCTCTATCGTGTAATTCTCTATTATATATTGAATTAATGTGTCGTTTAGATCCACTACGTTTTCAAATCCCATCTTCTCGTTGATTTCTGGTAAAATATAATCCTTTACAATCACCATCTTGTCCTCGAGGGTCAAGTTATCAAACTTAATGCGATGTATTCTATCTAATAAAATACGGTCTATTTGCTCTGGATCATTGTATGAAAATATAAATAGCGCTTTTGATAAATCAATATCCACACCGCTGAAATATTTGTCTTGGAAAGAATCGTTTTGTGTGCTGTCTATCATATGAGTCAATATACCTATGATTTCTTTGCCATGCTCAGTTTTACTCACCTTGTCTAATTCGTCAATGTATATAATTGGATTCATGCATTTTGAATCCATCAAGATTTCCACTATCTTTCCCCATGTTGAGTTCATATACGTATAACTGTGACCCTCTATTGTAGAACCATTCGCAGAACCTCCCAATGCGATAAAGGAAAATGGCCGGGTTTCGTCATTCTCGTCCTTCAAACATTTTGAAATACCCTTTTTGGCCAATGACGTTTTCCCAATACCAGGAGAACCTTCAAACCCAAAACAATACCCACTCAACTTACCATTCATCCATTGACCGATTATTTTCATGATTTGACTTTTCGCTCTTGAGTGCCCATAAATTGATTTTTCCATAATATTCATCACATCATCCATTTCCTCCTCCACATTCTGTATACTTGATTCCAGCTGCGTAAGCTGATTGTGTGTTTCTTTTAATGAAAATGTATCATTGTCTGTTGCGTGGGCATTGTCGTAAACTTCGTAGACCAACTCTTGTGGAGAATTAGAGAGAACCTGCTGGATAGTCTGTATATGATTTTGCTTTGTTTGTGTAACCGGGAGTTTCTTGCTACCTCTTGATTTCAACGCATTGTTCATGAATTGGACGATTCCGTGTATCTTTTTGTTCGTGCTACCAGACAGTGTTTCTGTGATAGATTGGATGGTGTTGGGAATGATGCATTGTTGTATCTGTTTGATGTTTTGATAAATCTCAAGTATAGTGTATTGTGTTTTCTTTTTCATAACCAAGTTCGGAAAATGACTTGCGAGAACATTTACAAATTCTTGATTGATTCTATTAAACTCTTTCACCCGCTTTAATATAGGTTCTTGACGGTATATGCCAAACGGCAATTTTAACAAACCTTCAATGTATTGTTTTGCTTTCAGAGAACCTTCATCGGGCCGACCTTTTATTTCCTTGAATTTTATCATCGCCTTTTCTTTCACGCTTTCTGGGGCTTTCATTAAATAAATCTGCTGTTCTATTGATACTTGACTTACTTCGTATTTCTTTGTGATATCATCCGACTTCTTTGACGACACTTTGATCATTTCGTCTAATTTTGTTTTGAACTTCCATGGCAATATTTCATACATCGTCGTCGCCACTGATACGTCGTCCTGGTCCAATGCCAATAATTCGTATAACAAGTAACATATGTATATTATTTCAGAATCCTTTGATAATAGGAGGTTCATAATCATTTTACATTTCATGTATGTAGACAACTCTATAAACCGTTTGAATGACGTCTCTAACTTACACTGCTTCAATGTATTCACTTCACTGACAATGGAGAACATCTGTTTTAAAACATCCCCTCTTCCGTGTATCAAGACGTCTTTCAGCGTAAATGTGCTTGCGATTTCTTGTATAATATGATTCTCGTGCTTTTGACGTGTGGAGCATAATGATATGATGTCACTCATGCGATGTTCTATGTATTTGTTCGTAAAACAATGTATATGCAGGTTGTCTATTATCCCATTTATCACTAACGTCTTTCTCGCCTTTTCATTTTGAATGATGATCCGTATCCCATTCATTTTCTTGTAGAGATTCTCTTGTTCGTCTTCTATTTCATAACATTCCAATGTGTTTGACCGGTCTATTTCAAACACCGTATCTACGACTTTGTCATCGCAATATACAAATCTTCTTTTCGTAGTAGGTCGTTTTTTGTTCCAATGGATCACTTTATAACCATATGGGGTGACGTGTTCTTTGATTAAATCAAACTTTGACTGTAATATCTCGTCTTGAAACGTTAAGTTCTTATATTCGGACCCAAAAATAATAAATAACAGATCGGCAATTTTCTTCGTGCCAAATCCACATATAAGCATTGACAAGTTATTCACAATCTTTTGTAATTTATCGAGAGACTGGTCTAGTTGACGTTGGGTTTGATTTGGAATCTCTGCTAACATCGTCTCCGTATCCGTGTATAAATTATTTAATATGGGAATGGCCAATTTAGTATCGCTATTACTAAATAATTTTTCGGTATTATGCCGAATAACTGACGTTATCGTGTTTCGGATAATTTGTTGAATATAAACAGTCTTATTTTTGATAAAAACTCCTATGTTTTCTTTGGTATCGGCCATTTGTTTATATTATACCCCGCTATTATAAATATTATCTTAGAACATAGTAAAATTGATATAGATATATGTTGTGAATACTACTACAACAGTTTAACACTATTTATCAAGATGGGTATTCCTAGTTACTTTTCGTATGTTATTAAAAATTATACCCACATTATACGGAGTTTACAGTCGTTCTCGCCTGGCTCGTTTGAACATTTGTATATGGATTGCAATTCCATCATCTATGACTCTTATTATACTATTATGAAATCAGACAACTCCATAAATATACAGACAGTTGAATTGGAGGCCGCGATTATTCAATCTGTTATTCAAAAGATAGAACATTATATTCACTATTTACATCCCACACAAACAGTATTCATCGCATTTGACGGAGTCGCCCCATTTGCGAAAATGGACCAACAGCGCACTCGCAGAAACAAATCACATTTTCTATCCACAATCCCTTTGTTTTCCAAAGAATGCAAGTGGGACTTATCGTCTATTACACCCGGCACGAATTTTGTGAATACATTGTCTCGGAGTATCAATCAACATTTCCTTCATAGTGAAAACAAATACAATGTTCGTCGTATGATTGTGTCATGTTCGGACGAAAAAGGTGAGGGAGAGCATAAATTATTCCAGCATCTTCGCAATCATCCGTTTGAGAACGATAATGTTGCTGTATATGGACTAGATTCGGATTTAATTATGTTGTCTATTTTCCATTTGAAATACTGTAAAAATATCTATATCTTCAGAGAAGCCCCCGAATTCTTGAAAAATTCTATTCCTGTAGATTGTCAGGGAGAAGAGCCTCATTTCGTAGACATACAATCTCTAGGTAAGGGGATTTTATCGCATATGAATTGTAAATACAATAGCATTCGCCGACTGTATGATTATGTCTTTATTTGCTTCTTTCTTGGAAATGATTTCCTACCACATTTTCCAGCAATGAATATTCGCACACATGGAATTGATGTATTGTTGGATATCTATAATCAGTATATTGGTAAACATCCAGATGCATATTTTATAAGTGAACAAAATAAAATACAATGGAAATATGTTAGTCGGTTTATCAATGAATTAGCTAAGCGCGAGCACGAATATCTAACGCAAGAATACTTTGTGAGAAACAAATATGATAAATTTCAGTTTCCAGAAAATAACGACGATGAACGGAAGAAAGCGTTTGAAAATACCCCGATCGTATATCGGGCAGATGAGAAATATATCTGCCCCAAGGAACAGCACTGGGAGAAAAGATATTATCAGATTCTCTTCAAGACAGAACGAAATGCCGAGTTTATGAAAAAACTGTGTAACAACTATTTGGAAGGGTTGGAATGGGTGTTTGCTTATTACACAAACGACTGTCTGGATTGGAAGTGGAAATACAATTACCATTATCCTCCTTTGTTTGCTGACTTGTGTAAGTATGTCCCGCATTTTGAAACGAATTTTGTTGAACAACAATTGACTTCACGGTCAACACACTCGTTTTCGCCTTATACACAACTTGCCTATGTGCTCCCCAAACAACAGTTGCATTTGT